AGTTAACGCAGACGCATTAAGAGTTAAAGCATTAGGTATTACTAACTCTATGTTAGCAGGTAGTATTGACGGTGCAAAAATTGAAAACTTTACTTTTACAGACGAAGGCTCTACACAAGGTGCAGTTCAAATTGGTAACCCTATGGAATTTTTAGCAGGCGAAGGTATTACTACAGTCGCTTCAGGACAAACACTTACAATTCAAGGTGAATTAGCAAGTACATCAAACATTGGTGTGGCTTCGTTTAATTCAGGAAACTTTACGGTCTCTTCAGGTGATGTGACCGTAACTACAGTAGATGGAGGAACATTCTAATGAAAATATGGAAAAAAATTAAAAGTTTTTTTGCTAGTGCTCCTTTAACTTTGACTAAAGATATGGAAATAGATTTATCAAATTTAAAAAGTAAAACAAAAGCACAACTAGAAAAACTAGGAAGAAAAGTAGGTCTTGAATTAGATAAAAGACTTACAAAAGATAAACTTATAAAACAGATTAAGAAACATTGTAAATAATGCCAACAGTAATTAAACCAAAAAGAACAGAAACAGCATTAGCTGTACCTACTGCTGGTGCGTTAGCAGTTGGTGAAATTGCTATGAATGTTACAGATGGTAAGTTTTTTACAAAAACATCTGGTGGTGTTGTTAAAGAAGTGGGTGGTGCAGCTTCAGTTACTTTAAATTCCGTAACATCTGCTGGTGCTATATCAACAAATGATATTACACTTGACCAAGGTGCAAATTTAATATTTGAAGGTAATTTATCAAACGCATATGAAACAACTTTAACTGCTGTTGAGCCAACTACCGATAATACGGTATCATTACCAAATTCTACAGGTACTTTAGCAATGGATGGTGACGCATTAGCTTACGGAATAGTTTTTGGAGGATAATAAATGGCTAGTACATTTAAAAATGCAGGTGCAACATTAACAACTACTGATTCAGGTGCATTTTACACAGCAGGTGGTTCAGGTCAGGCAGTTATTCATGCATTATATATTACAAACAAATCAACTACTAATCAAGGATTTGTTGATGTAAAAGTTACAACTGATGGTGGTTCTACTTTTTATCATGTAGCAAAAAAAGTTAATATACCACCTTCAAATACATTAACTTTAGACAAACCTATAAATTTAGAATCTAATGATATATTAAGAGTAATTGCACATCCTTTACCAGATTCATCATCAATAAGTTTAGAAGCATATGCTAGTATATTGGAGATAAGTTAATGGGTATTTTAACAACACATAATGTTGAACCAAGACAAGAAAAATTTAATGGTATTCGTAGAACACCAGACGGTATGTTGTATCTTACATCAATAGACCCTAATGTAGATAATGCCTCAATTCAATATTCAAATTATTTTGAACCAGGTAAATCTGATTCTGTGCCAAAAGATGGCTCAGATTATACAGAGGAAAGATTAGAATTGTATAATGTTCAGTATTTTACAGGTGATGGTTCAACTCTAACATTTACTTTAAATGCAACTGGAATGACTGCTGAAGGCTTAGCAGTTTTCTTTGATGGTGTTAGAAAAACAGCTTATGATGATTACTCTGTATCAGGCACAACTTTATCAATGGTTTTAAAACCAGCAAATAATGTGGCTATTACGGTAGGACAAATAAATAAAAGATATAAAAATAACGATAGTGATAGGTACCAACAATTTACATTTGACTCAAATACTACAGCTACTTACCTTATAAATAGTAGTGGAGATTTGGTAAGAAGAGTAAATCACGAAGGTGGCCAAACATCTACAACAGATGATTTTGACACATTTGAAAGCTCGGCAAGTGTAAACACAACAACTTATCAGAGCGCAGTATAGGAATATAAATGGCAGATTTTAAACTAGGTAGAATTAAATTTAAATGGAGAGGTGATTGGGCAACTTCAACAGCTTATGTTGTTGATGACATTGTAAAGTATGGTGGTAATTCATATGTTGTTGTAACTAACCACACATCTCAATCTTCTTCATCAAACTTTTATACAGACATAGCAAAATACTCTCTACATACAGAGGGTTTATTTTTTAAAGGTGATTGGGCTGCTTCAACACATTATAGATTAAACGACCTAGTAAAATACGGCGCATTTCAATATAGAACAACAACTCAACATACTTCAGGTGCAACTTTTGTTCCTGGTAATTTTGAAGTATATGGTGAGGGATTTCAATTTGAAGATACTTACGCTTCAGGAACAACCTATCAAGATGGTGATGTAGTAACATATGGTGGATACACTTATGTTTATATCAATACAACACCAGCTGCAGGACAAACTCCTACTGACAATACTTATTGGGATGTAGTAACAACAGGTTTCAAAGCTTTAGGTGCATACTCACACGGAACAACTTATAAAACAGGTGATACGATTCAATATGGTGGTAACAATTATGTATGTACAGCAAATCATACAAATCAATATCCGGCAAACACAAACGGTACAACAAACACATCTTATTGGACATTAAACCTTGAAGGTTTTAAATACAGAGCGGCTTATAATGCAGCTACAACTTATAATATTGGTGATGTAGTAAGATTAACTTCTACAACATATGTTGCAATACAAGATAGAATTACAAATGTATCTCCTGATTCAGACGGTACTAAATGGCAAATAATTGCACAAGGAGATTCAGGTGCAGTATTAAGCACAAGAGGTGATATAATTAGACAAGGTTCTGCCGCTACTGAAAGATTACCAGTAGGTGTTTCAGGAACGGTTTTAACAACAGACGGTGTTGATACCGTATGGGGTGCTCCATTAGGTAAAAATGTAATTTATGTATCAAATCAAGGAAGTGATTCATTTGTAGGTTCACAATATCAACCTTATAAAACAATTAACTATGCATTATCTCAATCAACTTCAGGTGATATTGTTGAAGTAAGTTCAATATCAGGTGGTACAGGCGGAACACCATCTGTTTATAATAATGTCGCTCAATCATCTTCAAACGGTGCAGGTACAGGTGCAAAATTTAGAATTACAACAGACGGTTCATCAACACCAACCGTAGAAATTATAGATGGTGGTACAGGTCATAGTGAAGGCAATACAATTACAATTAATGGTTCAAGTATTGGTGGTGCCTCAAATTTAACTTTTACAGCTTTTTCTGTTTCACCTGGTGATGTAATTTATGTATTAAACGGAACATATAAAGAAAGTTTACCTTTAATTGTACCTAACGGTGTAACATTAAGAGGTGAGTCATTAAGAGGTACAGAATTACAACCAGCTTCAGGTACAGGTACTCAAATTAAAACGGTTACAATTAACACAAATGTTAGTGGTGCTTCAAATGCTACTTACAATTATGTTCATGCAACTATAACTTCAGGAAGTGGTGTAGCTGCAACAGCAGTATTTAATATTGTAGTATCAGGTGGCGCAGTATCTTCAGTTTCAGTATATCATGGTGGTAAAGGTTTTGCAGTAAGTGATACGGTAACAATACCATCAGCTTCAATAGGTGGCGGTGGTAATTTAGTATTAAATGTAACTGCTCTTGAAGATAATAACGCTTCTAAAATGTTATTGTTAAATAATGCAACAAATGTAACTCAATTTACATTTAAAGGAATGACAGGTACACCAGGTGCTGGTGGTTTAGGAAAAGCTGCGGTTTGTTCTTTAGACCCAGCAGGTTCAATTAATAGTGCTTCGCCTTATATACAAAATTGTTCATCAATAAATTCTGGTGCAACCGGTGTTGAAATTGATGGTAACTTACATACTGGTGGTAACAAATCAATTCTTGCAAATGATTATACTCAAATAAACTCTGATGGTATTGGTGTACATGCAATCGCAGGTGGTCGTGGTGAGATGGTTTCTATCTTTACTTACTATTGTGATAAATCATTCTACGCACATTCAGGTGGTTTTATTAGAGGTCTTAACTGCTCATCTGCTTACGGTGAAAAAGGTGCTGTCGCAGAGGGAACATTAGCCTCTGAATCAGCAGTAACGGTAAGTACAAGAGGTCAAATGTTAAAATATGACTCAACACAATTTTTAGGTGCTGCTACAGAATCAGATGTTTCAGATTGTTTAACAACACAAGGTCAAGGTACTGCTACAATAGCAGGTGCTGGTGGCGCTAGTGCAAGAATTTTTAGAACAAACATCTCAACAGATGTATTTCATATAGACACTATTTCAGGTTCATTTGTTAATGGCGAAACATTAACAATTACAAAAGAAAACTCAACAACTTTTCAAGTTAAAGCGGCCGCTTCAGCTGCTCAAACAGGACAAACTGGTGCTCTTATTGCAGTTGATGGTACACCTTTAGCTTCAGCAAATGCTATAAAACCAGGTGCAAATGTGGTGTTTACAGGTGATAGTAATTATTACAGAGTATCTGCTGTTTCTGAAACAGCTACAAGTTATGGTGGCACAGGTATTGCTACTATTAGATTGACTTCAAATGTAACTTCAGGTAATGCAATAGCAGATAATACTAGTACAGATATTACAACAGGCTTTTCAAATGTAAGATTAACAGGTCATGACTTCCTAGACATAGGTACTGGTGATGTAGTTACATCAAATTATCCTGGTGGTCCATCACAAGTTGCAGACCAATCAGATGAAGTTGATGAAGTAACAGGCGGTAGAGTTTACTTTACTTCGTCTGACCAAAATGGTGACTTTAGAGTTGGTGATTTATTCAGAATTCAACAGGCAACTGGTATTGCAACACTAAACGCAGACGCATTTGACCTTTCAGGTTTAAGTGAATTACAATTAGGTTCTATTGGTGCAGAATTAGGTGCTACAATCAATGAGTTTAGTACAGACGAAACTTTAGGTAATGATAGTAACCAAGCTATACCTACTGAAAGAGCAATTGTAGGTTATACACAAAGAGACCAAATGGGAACAGGACATCTTGTTCCACCAACAGGTACTACAGCGGAAAGACCCAC